ATGCAGTCAAGGAACCACACAGCGTACTGGGGTTATCAAGGCCAGTAGATTTGCTTCGGGCTCCACGGTATCATATGACGAAGAATATACCCAAACAGCCACAACAGATTTAGTTTTAACTATGTCAGCCAACAGTTCTTACATGAGTCTGAATTATAGTACAACAACAGCAACCTCTCTATTATTTCAAGTAGAGAATTTATCTTAATAACGGCCGTACATGTGGAAACTAAAAGCCAGTGAGCGTATATCTCACTGGCGTGAATTTCGAAAACAATTGGAAGAACTCGAGCTGGACCAGGCAGCAGAGTCTGTCGCAGAGTTCTGGCAAACTTGTCCTTTTACCCCCTACTATCTTGAATCTGGTCAGCCCACAGAATGGCCTGATCCCTGGACCCTTCTGGCCGACAATTACTATTGTGATCTTGCTAAATGTCTGGGAATAGTGTATACTTTGTCATTAACTAAGCATATAACATCTGAACCAGAAATACACATTTATCGTGACAGTGAAACTAGACTAACATATCATTTAGCTGTCTTCGGCCAGGGAAAATATGTTATTAATTTAGTAGACGGCGAAGTCGTAAATATTAAATCACTAAACAAAACAATGCAGTTACAGTATCGATATACACACAAAGACTTAAAAATAGAATAACAATGAGGTATCAATGACACAGATTCAAGTCACCAAACGAGAAGGACACCGGGAAGTTCTGGATCTAGAAAAATTGCACAAAGCAGTTTTCTGGGCCACGCAAGGAATTACTGGAGTTAGCGCAAGCGAAATAGAAATAAAAAGTCACATACAGTTTTATAACGGAATTAAAACAGCAGATATTCAAGAAACGTTGATTAAGAGTGCCGCTGATTTGATTTCAGAAGAAACCCCTAATTATCAATACGTAGCTGGTCGCTTAATTTGCTACCATCTGCGTAAACAAGTGTACAACAGTTATACTCCTTGGCCATTATTGACCTTGGTCAAACGCAATGTGGAATCAGGATTTTATGATGCTGGACTATTAACAGCGTATACTGAAGCCGAATGGGCAGAGATGGACGCATACATCAAACACGAACGTGACGAGAATTTCACTTATGTGGCCATGGAACAGTGGCGTGGTAAGTATCTGGTACAAAACCGTGTAACTGGTGATATCTTTGAAACTCCACAGGTGGCATATATTCTAATAGCAGCCACTCTATTTCAGAGTTATCCCACTGACACACGCCTACAATGGGTTCGAGACTACTACGATTGTGTAAGCAATGGTGACATCAGTCTGCCTACCCCTGTTATGGCTGGTGTACGAACACCACAGAAACAATTTAGCAGTTGTGTTCTAATTGAAACAGATGACAGTCTGGATAGTATTAATGCTACGGCCAGTGCCATCGTTCGTTATGTGTCACAGAAAGCAGGTATTGGTATCGGCATGGGTCGCATACGTGCGTTGGGTTCGCCTATTCGCAATGGTGATGCCTATCATACTGGTGTTATTCCTTTCCTGAAGTATTTCCAATCAGCCACACGATCGTGTAGTCAGGGTGGTGTTCGCAATGGTGCTGCCACTGTCTATTATCCAGTATGGCATTATGAACTGGAAGATCTCTTGGTCTTAAAGAACAATAAGGGCACGGAGGATAACCGAGTACGCCAGATGGATTATGGCTTACAATTTAACAAGTTAATGTACGAAAGACTCATTTCTGGTGGGGATATCACGCTGTTTTCGCCACATGACGTGCCGGAAATGTATGAGGCTTTCTTTAACGATCAGGCTAAATTTAAAGAATTATATGAACGTGCTGAACGTAACACCAAGTTGCGCAAAAAGACATTCAAAGCTGCTGAAATCTTCAGTCGTTATATAAACGAGCGTAAAGACACTGGTCGTATTTATCTACAGAATTCGGATCATGCCAACACACACAGTCCCTTTAAAGAAGAAATCGCTCCCGTTAAAATGAGTAATCTGTGTGGTGAAATCGATCTTCCCACTAACCCACTGACTGATATCAATGATGAATTGGGTCGCATTGCATTATGCACCCTGAGTGCTATTAACTGGGGTAACGTCAAGAGTCCAGCGGACTTTGAGAAGCCTTGCACTCTAGCAGTACGCGGATTAGATGCCCTGTTAAGCTATCAAAATTATCCAGTCAAGGCGGCTGAATTGGCCACTAAAGAATTCCGTCCACTGGGTGTGGGTATCATCAACCTGGCTTACTTCCTGGCCAAGAATGATGTCAGCTACAGTGACCCAGCTGCATTGGCGTTGGTTGACAAATATACAGAAGCCTGGAGTTATTACCTGTTGAAAGCATCAGCTGATCTGGCGGTGGAACAGGGTCCATGTCTTCGTTGGCAAGATCTCAAATCAGCTGATGGACGTCTGCCCATTGACACATACAAACGTGAAGTTGATGAATTAGTGCCGGCACAGGAACGTATGCCCTGGACCGAACTACGTGCTCAAATACAAAAAACTGGTCAGCGAAATGCTACCCTCATGGCCCTGATGCCAGCTGAGACATCGGCACAGATTGCCAATGCCACTAACGGTATCGAGCCCCCACGTAGTTTAGTTAGTATCAAACAGAGTAAACATGGTGTTCTGAAACAAGTGGTTCCAGAGTTTCGTCGGTTGAAAAACAAATATGAACTGCTATGGGATCAGAAATCTCCAGTGGGCTATCTAAATATTTGTGCCATACTGCAAAAATACATTGATCAGGGTATTAGCGTCAACACCAGTTACAATCCTCGATTCTATCCAGATGAAAAGATTCCCATGAGCGAGATGATTGGTCATCTGTTGATGTTCTACAAATACGGTGGCAAGCAATTATACTATTTCAACACCATGGATGGTCAGGGCGAGATTGATATCGATAAATTGTCAGCATCTGCAGTTACTGATGCAGGTCTAGATGATCAAGAAGATTGCGAAAGTTGTGTTATTTAATGGATAAGAAAATGAGTGTATTTAATATAGATAATAGAACAGATCATACCCAGGCCCTGGCATTTCTTGACCCAAACGGAACTCCAGCAGTTCAACGTTATGATGTGTTAAAATATCGTCAGTTTGATAAATTAACAGACAAGCAGTTGGGATTTTTCTGGCGCCCAGAAGAAGTTGATCTAGGTCGTGACAGTAAAGACTTCAAAGAGCTTACAGAGTTTGAAAAGCACATCTTTACCAGCAATCTAAAGCGTCAGATATTATTAGACTCAGTACAGGGTCGCAGTCCTAACCTGGCCTTTTTACCACTAGTAACTATTCCTGAATTGGAAACCTGGATTGAAACCTGGGCTTTTAATGAAACAATTCATAGCCGTAGCTATACACACATTATTCGCAACGTGTACTCTGAGCCCAGTGAAGTGTTTGATAGTATAACTGAATTACAGCCCATTATTGATTGTGCCAGAGACATTAGCAAATACTATGATGATCTCATTACAGCGGGAAGTTGGTATCGTATGCTGGGTGTGGGTACACATACTGTCAATGGTCAGAAGATTGTGGTGGATATGTATGACCTCAAACGTAAATTGTGGTTGTGCTTGAATAGTGTCAACGCTCTGGAAGGTATTCGATTCTATGTCAGCTTTGCCTGTAGCTGGGCATTTGCTGAACTTAAAAAGATGGAAGGCAACGCCAAAGTTATTAAACTGATTGCCCGTGACGAAAATGTACATCTGGGCAGTACGCAGACTTTATTAAAAATTCTACCACAAGATGATCCTGACTACGCATTAATCAAGACTGAAACCAAGGCACAATGTGAAACCATGTTTCTGTCAGCAGCGCAACAGGAAAAGGATTGGGCCAAATATCTGTTCAAAGACGGATCAATGATCGGACTCAATGAACAATTATTGGCACAATACGTGGACTGGCTAACCTGTAAACGTATGACCGCGGTGGGTTTAGATTGTGGTATGAAACCCGGATCGAATCCCTTGCCCTGGACTACCAAATGGATTGCTGGTAGTGATGTGCAAGTGGCACCACAGGAGACTGAGATCACCACTTATGTAATTGGTGGTACCAAGCAAGACGTAGACAACAATACGTTCAAGGGTTTCAGTTTATAAAATCTTTAAGATACACTGAAACAATTTTAAATAGAAAAAATAAAAATGACATTAATAACTGTATATACAAAAAATAATTGTCCCTATTGTGATCGTGCTAAAGCACTATTGGACAGTCGTGGGGTGAGTTACGATACAATTAATCTAGAGGAAACTCCCTCAGCACGAAACTTTTTGGTGGAACAGGGCCTACGTAGTGTTCCGCAAATATTTAATAATTCAACACTAGTACCAGGTGGCTTTCAGGGTCTGGCCAGTCAACCCGACGAATTTTGGACCCAATTTCAAGGACAATAAATGTTAATTCAAAAATCAAATAAAATCGATGTCGGCGACATCGTGAGTCTCAAATTAGCCAATGGTGATGAAATCGTTGGTAAAGTGACAGAGGAAACAGCCACCGACTTTGTGCTGAGTAAGCCATGTCTGGTGGTCCCAAGTCAGCAGGGTATTGGTCTGATGCAGGCTATGTTTTCTGCTAGCCCTGAGGCCGATATTCCCATCAGTAAAGCTCACATCATGATGAAATCAGCCACTCTGGAACAGCTACAACAACACTATATTAAGACCACAACTGGTCTAGAAATACTACCACAAGGTTCTAAACTTAGATAATGTCAAACAAGATAGCTCGTAAAGGTGATCAGGACGATTTAGGATACACTATTGAATCTGAATGTAGTCCTGACGTAAAGATCAACGGACAGCCGGTGGCACTTAAAGGCAGTCTGATGAACGACGGTGTGGCTATAGTTTCAGAAGTTAGTGGCACTGTGCGAGTAAACGGTCAGCCAGTTGCACTTAAAGGTAGTCAGACTGAATATCACGAACGCCGGCCCAAGGGTATTGGTACTATAGATCAGGGTAGTGACGACGTCAAGAGCGATTGAGTTATAAATAGTAGTACATAACTTCATTGGTTAAATACTATTATGCCTATTACACCCACCACACTTATTGCAGTATCTGGTTTAGTTCGAGGATCTGGTCTTCAGATCCCCACTGAATTAACCAGTGCTATTTCCAGCATTCAGAATAATCCGCTAGTATCCTCAATAAGCTCTTTGTCCACTGGTGGCTTTAACATTCCCGCCAGCCTAACATCACTTACACAATTAAATTCCACTGCTGGTGGAATCTTGACTCAGGCTCAGTCCATATTGCCAGCCGGTGGTGCCGGTGGTGATCCGTCATCTGGAATTAAAAGTTTCATGTCAGTGTTTAATGGCAGCACAGCATTTGGATCAGCGAGCGCAGAATACAGTGCAGCATTATCACAGTTTGGTAACAAGAGTTTTGCTGATCTAGGTATAAACGTGAGTAATTTTCAGGATGTCATTACTAATGGAACATCCAGTATTACTCGTAGTTTGCAAGCAGTGGCCAACAAAGCTGCAACAGATGCTTTTGGAAGCGTGGCCAGTGTATTGGATCCTAATCTTTTGGCCAAAGGTCAAGCGGCAATGAAAAGTTCAGTGCTGGCCGACGGTCTGCAGAGTGTGGGATCAGGTCTTAAGAACTTTGGAACATTATTTGATTTTACACAACCATCTGGGTTGGGTCCTAAGAATTTAATTGCCAATTTACAAAAGCAGGGCTTGGCCGACCGAAATGGCATTAATGATCTAATCTATGAGGCTGGTTATGACCCTAAAAATCTAGCACAAGTGCCGGATAGTGTATTAACATCGGTTCTGGATCAGGTTAAAGGTAGTGATTTAGATAAAATTATTAGACAGACTGGAGCCAATCCTTATAAATCAGTTCGTAGTGCAGCTGGATTACTACAAGCCAACAACCTATTACCACCACAGGCTGCCCTGGCCCTAGGCATAATTGACAAGGGGCCAGCGGCACTTAAAGCGTTGGGTAATACATTAAGCAATCTGGGTACTAGTATCGATAACTTTAAAATGTCAGATTTTATGGCTAGTATGGAGACCAAAGCACTACAGTATCTGGGTCAGATTAAGCAATTAATCCCCACTGACGTTAAAACCGCGCTGGCGCCTATCCTGGGATCGGGCAGTGGATTGTTTGGAAATCCTCAGATGAAGGATATGATTGGCGCCGCGTCAGGTATAGGATACACCCCAAATTTAAAAACTGCTGGAACCAATGTTACCAGATTACAAAATACTGCTGAAGGTGCTGCATTGACCGCAGCATCAACGGCATACCAATCTGCCATAGCAGGATTAACCCCTGAGGAAATCGCGGCGGCCTTGGCAGACCCAATGAGCCCAGTGGCCGCCGCCGCTGCGGGAGTTAATGCTGCTCTAGTGGCTTTTCAACCAGGAAATGTATCTAGCACAATACAAGGTATAGTAACTAATATTAGTAATGTGGCTGCAGCCAGCGCAGCAAATTTAGCCAAGGAAGTTCAGAACTTGGCCTTGGCTGGACTAAAGATGGTGGACAATCTAGGCAAGGCTATTGAACAAACAGTTAATAACAGTTATCAGTCGATTCTGGCATTTGGTAATCGCCTACATAAAATGGGACGCGATATACAAAACTTAGGGTTCAATGATTTCTTGCCCAAAATGGCCACGAGTAATGTGGCGGGAGATGCATTGCAGGCCACGTTAATAGAAGGTCGAAATGTGGCAAGATCATCCGCTGTTGGTCAATCAACTCCTATTATTGCTGATGAGAAAACGGAAATTGCCACCGCATCATCCAGCACTTTACTAACTACTAAAAACGAATTTATTGCTGCTGATGCTGAATATAAGCGTACTCGTGAAGCTTATTATGTAGCCAGAGAAAAACCCAATACTCCGGAATTCAACGCAGCAGCCCAGAATTTTTATCAGGCACAAATAGACCGAGCGGATGCTCGAGGCAAGTTACACGTGGAGGCCCAAAACGCCAATGTGTCCTGGGGATCATTGGGAGTTTACGAAAGTGTTAGAAATAATGGGTAAAAACTTCAATAAACTGCCCAGATAACCGCCGTAAAATACATAGTTATCTGGTTATATTAGTGCTTTACTTCTTTCCTTGATGGGTATATACTGAACGTGCCTTAAAAAAGTACGTGAACTGTGACTTCACAAAGGAGGAAAATATGATGCAAATCATACAACCGATTTGTAAGAGCACTGTTAGATGGTTGAGTGTGTTTATCGTTAACATGCTTTTGGTATCTAATCCATATGCTCGTTCAAAGAGTGTGGATGTGATGTTTCCAGAGGAAAATGTCGTAACCACTAAAGAGTTAACAACCCATGATAAGAAGCAATTGGAATGTTTAACTCGAAACATATATTGGGAATCTGCCCAAGAGCCCTGGGAAGGGAAAGTGGCAGTAGCTCAGGTAACTATGAATCGTCTTGAAAAAGGCAACCATGGTTCGGATATATGTGCAGTAGTGTATCAAAGAACTCTGTTTAACGGATTGACAGTATGTCAGTTTAGTTGGACATGTGAGGGTAAGAAGAATTTTACACCAAGCAATGAGTTTTGGGATAAAGCAGGACAAGTAGCTCGTTTGGTCTATTTAGACCAATTTCGATTGAAAGAATTGGAAAAAGCATTATTTTTCCACGCAGTCCATATTAATCCCCAATGGCAACTGCGAAAAATAAAACGTATTGGTAATCATATTTTTTATGGATATCACGGTTAATACTTTTTAATATTCTTTCAAGCAGCACAAACCACTGACCTAGTCAGTGGTTTTTTATTTGACCACGCGAATGCGTTATGTTACAATAAGTTTCACAAATAGGTAAATACTCGGACAGCTGGAGGTCAATAATGAGTAAAATATCAGCACAAGAAGAATTTGATGTTAATGATATATATGATACAGAAATTGGCGATGAGGACTATGGATTTATTGTAGGTCCCGATGGTGAACTTAAAAGTGTTTTCACTCCAGAGAAACCACCATTTGTTACCCCCGAGAGTGTACTAAGAATATTGGAAATGTTTGGTATTAACGACATTGACGGTATAGACGACGAACCCACACTACATTAAAAACTTGTAATAGCTGTGGTTCTAACCCAGGTATTGGTAGCAACACAGATATAGACGTTGCCACTACTGTAGGAAATCTGTCCTTTGGTTCCCGCGGCACTACTACTGGCTGGCACACTACTGCTGATATTAGCCAGTGATCCTATACCCAATAGGCTTCTACTGGTGGCTATATTACCTACGACAACCACTTCTTTATTATTGTTTATAGTCATGGCCAGGCTGGCAGTATTGCTGGTGGCATTGCTTACACTGAACTTTATCTGCCCACCAATATTACTGGTAACCAGATCAATGTTGGCGGTGACATTACTGTAGGTGGTGTAAACTGGTTTGGAGGTTCTGGGACTGGGACTGTCTTTGACAAACGCATTGGCCAATCTAAGATCAGATGGGGCGGCTATGTTACTTACTCGAGTGACATAGGACGATAAATTGGCATATACATTGGCAATATTGAAACTGGGATTAAAATATAGATCTTCAACAATTCTAAATCCATACTGTTTATCACCAAGAGTATAACGATTGACATAAACAGCATTGTTTCTAACCACTCTAGGTACA